GGTGGCGTTTCTTCCCCAACTATCGATTACGATAAATACGGCGACCTAGGATAAGGAGAAAAAACCTATGCAAATACAAGACATATTGAAAAAATATGACGACGCAATGAGCGAAAAAACCGTATGGGACTCAATATACCAGGCGGTATTCCGTATGACCATGCCCAACAGGGACTCGTTCTATATGGACGAAAACATCCCCAATAATTGGGAAAACACTCGCCTTTTGACCAATGTCGGCGCAGAAGCAGCAGACATATTCGCAGCACGATTCCAACGCATAATCTGCTCAGACGAACAAACATCCGTCACCATAAAAGCACCAGTATACTTCGAAGATACCGCAGACCAAAGAAACATCGACGCAGAAGTATCAAAATCAATCAATATGTGCATCGTGCCAAACCTTGGAAACTATCTCGAAGCAGCATACGACCTGGTAGCAGGAACAACCGTATCATATAGAACATTCAACCTGAATACACGCAGATTCTACCGTATCCCAGTGCCAATCAAAGATGTTGCATTGACGAAGTCCTTCACAGGCGAAACCGACGGATACTACCGTAAACTCAAAATCAAACGCGAAGAAATCCCAACAATATTCTCAGAAACAAAGGGAAGAAAAATCGGCGGAGTCGCAACAACAGATAAAAACGCAACCGAAATACTGGAACTCAAAGAAGCAACCGTATACAATTATGACGACGAATCATGGCACTACTACGTCATATACGGCCAAGAACTGCTGGTAGACAGACCAACAAAAATATGCGACTTCTCTTCGTCTTTCTGGACACGCAAACCAGGAAGCGTATACGGTATTGGGGTCGGCGTAAAAGCCCTGCCTGAACTGAACCAACTAAACGCACTGCGTTATTATTCCACCTTTGGACTCATGTTCAGGGCCGCACCAATTTGGCTCGCCAACGAAAACCACATGCTCGACTACGACAAACTGTCAATGCGACCAATGGAAATCATCCCTGTGCAGAATACAGGACGCGATAACCCAACATTGACACCACTAACCGTAGGCGATGATCCAAACGTGGCACAATGGAACCAGACACAAATGGAAATGAACATCAAATCCGTAATGCTGTCTGACACAATTCCAAACCAGACCAATAAACAGATGACGGCAACAGAAATAGCAGAACGCAGAAACCGCCTTAACGTCACAAACAACAATATGGTCGCTGTGGCACAGAAAATGTTAGAAGACGATGTGCGCTGGCTCTTGTACAAGTTTAAGGAAATCGAAGGATTCTACCCAGAAGGATTCCCTGTCGAACAATATGCAGACGGAATCCGCGTCACACTGGCTTCAACAGAAGTAAAGGATACAGAACAAATACAAGCAATCGCCACAATGGTGGACATGTTCAACGCAGCAACACCAGACGGCACATTAACTATGACAGCACTGAATCAGGCAAAATATGCAAACAAAGTCGCAGAACTGTTGCGCGTCAATACCGATTTGATATTGCCAGAAGACAAAATCAATGCTAACATAGAAGCAAAGGCAAACGCACAAGCAAACGCAGAAATGCAAAAACAACGGTCAGAAATGATACGAGAAATGCTTGTAAACGCAGCCAAAAACCAACCAACCGTCCCAGGCAATAACGTCGTGTGACGGCAAAAACAAGGGCAAAGCAAGCAATGAAAACTCCACAAGAAAAACTTAATTGGCGAAACAAAATCGCCGGTACACTTGGTACCAAACAGGTACAAGAAGTGTTAGAAGAATTCCTAGCAAGCACAAGAGCAGAACTAACAGGATGGGTCATTACACAAAACGACCCACATGCCTACAATATGCACCGAATCCTAGGAAGAATCGAAATGGTCGAATTCCTTATCAATCAAGGAAAGGCCGCAAACAAAGCAACAGAAACAAAAGGAAATAAATAATGCCAGATCCAATCGACGACACAAAGTTAAACAATAACCCAGGCGACAATAACGGAAACCCACCAGCAGACGACCTGGCCGAATACAAAAACGAAGACGGCTCTTTCAGCGAAGAAAAAATCAAAAAATTGGCAGAAGACAAAAAATACTTCCGTCAACAAATATCTAAACTGAAACAAATGCCAGAAAAGATAGAAGACTATGGCAAAGACTTCGTTTTGGACAGCAAATTCGACGAATTCGCATCAACCGAAGAAAACAAAGAAAAAATAAAATCTTTGTTCGATAAAATCGATAAACTGTCCATGGAAAAAGGTATTGGCGTAGAACGCAACCACGACATCCGCAGATTCATCATGGATGAACTCGTTGAAGCAAAAGCAATTGACCTTACGACACAGGCAGAAAAAGAAGCCCAAAACCAAAAAATAATCGAAGAACGCAACAAAGCCGTCCAGGACGTAATCGGAGAACTTTCCGATATTAACGCATGGAATAAGAACCTTGAAGACTGGTTAAAGAACTTCTGCAACTCAGACGCAGAATTCCAAATGCACAAATCCCTGATGGAAAGAAACAGCATATGGGCCTTATCCTTGAACAAGGTGCGCCACGCAATGATGGGCAATAAAATCCCTGTCGCTGTATCAGAACCAAAATACAACGAAGAAGAATGGGCGCGCGCATTCCACAAGGCAGACAAAGAAGAACAAAACCGCATGCTTCAAGAACGTGCAGAAATGATGTTAAAAAATAGAAAATAAAGGATAAAACATGCAACAATTATACGCATTAGGACAAAAAGTATACGTATTCCGCACCCAAAAAGGCGAAGTCAGCATGGGACGCGGTATCATCCACTTGGCAGAAATCAACACAGCAGGATACATACAATACTCTGTGAAAATACCCAAAGCCGACGGAACAATCGACACTTGGATCGTAAACCACGCTTCCATGGCAGAAACAGAAAACGAAATCCAAGCAAAAGCGGACACATACAAACGATTCAACGATGAACAAAAACAAAAATATGTTGAATTATTTGGTGCTCCAGAATTCTCGCCTTCCGAAATAGGATTGAAATAATGAAAAAAGAAATCAAAGATTTTCCACAATATCTGATTTCTAGTGATGGCACAGTTTATTCTAAAAACTATCACCTTACAAAACAGATAAAAAAACTAGTTCCTATAAAAGATTATAAAGGATACTTAGCTGTTCATCTGTGCAAAAAAGGGAAACAGATTACAAGACACATACATCGTCTTGTAGCTGAAGCGTTCATACCAAATCCAGAAAACAAACCACAAGTTAACCATAAAAATGGCAACAAAAGCGATAATCGGATTATAAATCTAGAATGGTGCACAAACCAAGAAAACCAAAAACATAGTTATAGAACATTAGGCAATAAAAGCCCGATGTTAGGAAGAATAGGCAAAAACCATCCTTTGTCAAAGATAGTTATACAAATAAAAGACAATGAAATTGTTACTGAATTTTATGGAACGCATGAAGCAAGCAGAAAAACCGGAATAAACCAACGGCATATTTGTGAATGTTGCAATAACAAAATTAAGCATGCTGGTGGATTCCAATGGAAATATAAGGAGATAAAATAATGGCAAACTGGCTCATAGAATTAACACGTCTGGCAAAAACAGACAAAACCGCGCTTGAGCTGTTAGGACAGCTGAAAAACGCATCCACCGAAGAAGAAAAAGAAAAGGCAAAACAAAATGGCAAAGAATACATACAAAAGACACAAGAAATACAAACCGACAACCCCGAAACCAACCCGGAAACCCAAATTGACCCGGTGGCAGAAAATCAACCAGAAAATACGACTCAAACTGGCGACGACGATTCTGAACCTGTTCATGCCCAAAAGAAAGAAGTAGAAGCAAAATATGACATGTCAGAACCAGCCTTCAACCCACGCCTTGCAAAAATGGGCATAACCAGGGAAGAAGAACTGTTCCAAATGCACGTGTACGTGCGAAAATTGACTCGTGAAGACAAAATGGAAATCAGACGGAGTATCTACCAGAAAAAGAAGAATTACACGCGTCAGACCCAGGAAAAATTCCGCAAACAACGAGAAGAAAAAATCGCAGCACTGCAAGCAGACCCAGAATACCAAAAATACCAGAACCAACAAAAATTCGTTCTGCGTATTGAAGAAGCATTAACCAATCACTATAATATCGATTGGATGTTGAAAAACATAGACGGATTGACCGTTGAAGTGATACGGGAACTGCTTCAAAACCCGGCAAATGTGAACAGATTCAAAGAGAAAAAAGACACATTTGTACCAAACTTCTACAAAAGATTCGGGAAATAATACTTGAAAAGAACAAGAAAAGCACTATAATAAAAATACCGACTAGTAGGTTGTCACTATCATATGGGGTTGAAAGACCCCATATTTTATTGTTGAAAAATATCAAAATAAATGTTTATAATTAAACAAGGCAAGATAAAGACCTTGTTTTTCTCAGAGTGGCACGACTGGAAACAGACCCACAAAAATCCCAAAACAAGCACGACTGATATATTGCTTTTGTAAGCCAAATAACACTAACAAAAGGAGTTATCAAATGAACGATATTTTGGCAATGTATATTACCTACTTTGACCCATTAGTCAAAGAAGCATATCAAACTAAATCTACCAACTTGATTGCTGGTACAACCGTCCGTTCAGGCGAAAAGGGCGAAGACGCTCGCTTTGCTAAATCTGGCAAATTCATCGCGCAAGCATTGGTTCCAGGCGCAATCGGCGTTCCACAACAGATGGGCTACGCACCAGTTAACGCAGTTGTTAACGACGTGTATGTAGACTTCGTTATCGAATACCGCAACGCACCAAAATTGAACATCGATGAAGCACGCGTCAACACAGACAACGCTGTTTACGCATTGAACCGCGCTATCGGTCAAAACATCATCGACCAATTGAACGCAGGCTACGACTCAACAAACATGTTGTTGGCACATGGCACAGATCCAATGTCCACAGACATCTTGTCCGAAGCGAAAGGCTTGTTGCGTAATAATGCAGTTCCAATGGACAACTTGACATTGGTCGGCCCAGCATCAATGCAAGAAGATATGGAAGACGATACAACTTGGACAAACTTCTTGACCAACGACTATCGCCCATTGGTAACAGGCGACGAAGTAAAAACATGGATGGGTGTAAAATGGGAATTCGTTCCTGCATCTCAACCAGACTATAAATTGCCAGCAGGCCCGAACAGCACAGCACAAGCTCCAACAGTAATGGCGTTCTTGTTCGATAAAGCAGCCGTTGGTACATTTATCGGCAAATTGCGTGAAGTTCACGTAGCAGACGCGCCACAATACCATGGCTACTATCACTCATTCTGGTGCTCAACTGGTTCCGTCGTTATTGACGATAAGGGCGTAGTTGGTATCGAATTGGCAGCTTAATCAAAGGAGTAAAAAATGGCATTCACATTAAAAAACTTTGGTTCCGAAGTAGCAAACGCAAAATCCATCTTGGGTGGAATCTGCTACTACCGCTTTTTCAATGCTGATGGCGACACACTGACAACAGCCGGATACTTCCCATCCAACTTAGGATTGAAAGTAAATGACCGTATCTGTGTTATCCCTGCAGACCCAACCAATGCAGACGAATGGTACTATGTATCTGACGTAACTGACGGCGTGGTCACAGTAGCAGCATTTGAATAAAGTTGCTTTGCCCTATCCCGGCCAATCGGTTGGGATTGGGTAAATCAATAAACAAAGGTGGGGATAATGGCTTTCACTGCAAACGAAATCAAAAACCTGGCACTTACAGAAATCAACCACGAGATTATCACAGACTGGACAGACCCAAACAACACAGACATCGTGATAGTCAACCAGCAATACGAACTGGCACTGCAGAACGCACTCGTATGCTACCCATGGACTTTCGCACAAAAATATGCAGAATTAAACCCCACAGATACCCCAGAACAAGATGTTCTCCACCATAAATACAAAAAGACAGTAACACTGCCAACAAACGCACTGGGACAGATATCAATCAGCTCAGACAACAGCTTCAGAAACACAGTGGACTATCTCATAATCGGCAGAAAAATGTACTGCAACTACGACCCTGCATATATCAAATACAATGCACGCGTAGACGAAGCAAACTTAACACCAGAATTCGTGGACTGGTTCAAGACATACTTCGCAATGCGTCTAAACCCATACTTGAACGGCGATAACCAAAGACAAGCAATATTGGGCGCAGAAGAACAAGTATTGTTCAAGAAAGCAAAGAACGTGGACTCTCACACAAACCCACACCAAGCACTCAACGGAAACCCGTTCTTATGGGTACGCGGAAAGTTCGGCGGTGGTGTAATATAAGGGGGAAAGCATGCAAAGCCAACAAAAACGAGTCAAATGGTCGCGCGGAGAAACAGCAGAAGCACTCGAAGAAAGAACCGACACAGGCATCACAAATGCTTCTGTTGAACTAATGGAAAACTGCATACCCGACATATATGGGAACATAACACGCAGACCAGCTATTAAAATGATGGGAAACCCAAACAACTGTGGGTTTAGCTATGATGAAAATATGCAAGTATTCCCCTTTTATATTACGGAAACAGATTTTATTCTTGTTGGGATTCACTATAATCAGCCACCAGAATTTGTGCGAATCAAAAATGGCATAATCATATCAGCAACAGGAATAAACACATTAAGCTATCCGGTAACAAAAGCTGTGACAGATATATTCGGTGCTCACACATATCGCCCAGTGTCATTTGCACAGCAAAACAACTATATGCTCATTGCTGATGGAAATAACGTATATAAGCTCCAAATCGCAATATCACAAAACGGCTCGACATTTACACCAACATTAGAAGTATGGAAATTTAGCGCAGGATGGTATGCATCAAACGGCACACAAACAAAGCAAGCATCAACCATAAATAACCAATTACTTAAATTTGACAGCGCAAGTGTCCATCCATACGTATACACAGACAACATACCAGTAACAACTAAATATTCATCAATATGCGTTGGAATATTTGGAATCGAAGCCAACCTGGAAGCAATCAAAGCAGAAATACCACCTGGATCAATCGTTCAGTTTCCAAACAATGGCGCATACATGAGAGTTGAAGGGTACTATGGGAACATAACGCCTTTTGCAGGAACAACCTTTGATGGTGTGTTAAACCCAGGCGATACAATACCAGCAACCGGAAAATATTGCAAAATAGATTCTTCGACAGGCGATACACTCAGTATGATTGAAAATGGAACCGTTGTTGGAAAATACAGCATGGGATATAACGAAAACTCAACCCACGTCATAACAGTTATTGTAAAAAACACAGCTTCAAGCTCAGGGTACTCATATACACTATTCAACACATCTTCAAGTACACATTTTACGTCATGGACTGTAAACGGCGGCACACCAGAAACCCAATCACAGAGCATGTGGATGTTCGGAAGTTTCTTGACACCAATCGCAGACGATAACGCAATCGACAACGTTGTGACCGTTGAATATGGATACACATCCTTGCAACCGTCAACATGGGCAGCTGACAAAAACTACCCACATCCAAAGAAACTCGTATTCGAAGACCAAAGACTATGGGCCGGTGCGTGGGCATATAGCACAACAGAAGAATATGCATTAACTATCGGTTCACAAATAGGGCGATACAACGACTTTAAGAACGATTACAACCAGGCCAACGAACCAATCACACTAGACATATTAACACAATTCCAGGAAAGAATACTGCACATGGTCGACTATAACGGCCTGAAAATCATGACAGATTCATATGAATATGCATACGTAGACGGAAAAATCGTAAAACAATCAGCCAATGGATCGCTGGAAACATGCGAACCAATCGTGTTTGATTCACTGTGCGTATACGTTGATGCAACAGGATGTCAAGTAAAAGCAATGGAATACGAACTCCAGGCGAACATATTCAACTCTTCAACCATAAACCAACTGACACCACACGACCTTGTATGGTATCCATTTGGAATGGCTACATACGAAGACAAGATACATAGCACAGGGAAGTATATGTTCTTGATTAACAAAGAAAGCACAAACAACCCAAGAATTGCTGTCTGCAACTTCGTTCCAAGCAACCAGGCAACAATATGGTCAAGATGGAAAATGGCGTGCGATTTTTCTGCATACTATAATAATGGGGCGAGTTATATAACCAAACCAATGATCCAAAGCATTGTGAATCTGAAAAACGAAGTAATCTTTTTGTTGCCTTTGAATTCTAGAAATGGATTCCCAGGAAGTATAGGAAATAATCTCATCGTACCATGCACTTTAGATTTCAATGGAAATATAGACCTTGAAGGCGACGTATACACAATAAACTCAAACACATACTACACCATCAAGAAAGGTACATCTGGAGAACTGTTCTACTGGACAATCGCAAACGCAACAATCGCCATATATTCCAATGGAGAATTCCAATTCAATACAACTACCGACAACGTTGGCGCAATCCAAGATGACTTGACAGGGCTCGAAAACATAACCGTAGGACTGCCAATCAACTCAAAGGTTATATCACACCCAATCGACGTGGGCGGAAAAACCAAATCAATCAAAAAACGCATAGCTAAAACAGTTTTGTCTGTACACGACACAGAACCTGGTGCTATAATAATCAACGATAAGACAGGTTATATGAACCCACAAAAAGACAAAATCAACTTCTATGGCGTAACAGGCATGAAAGATGAAATAAAATACACACTAACAAACAAAAATGGGGCAATGTTCCATCTAGAATCATTACTGATGAACATAGAGTACGGAACATTGATAAGCTGATGAACGACTACTTAAATAACCTATTTCAGCAAAAAAACCAATGGTCAATGAGTGCCATAGATAACCAATATGGACTATCTCTTCCAGAATACCACCCGGAAGAACCACAAATAGAAACAATCGACTGGCTGGCACTAACAACACCAGAAGCAAGCCCTATTGCCGAAGAAACAGTGCCAGACCCAGTGTTCGCAGCAACAGACCCATACACAACAACACCAACACGCGCAAGCGTACCGAATATGACACCATCAGACCTGCAAACAGCGTTCAACGCATTTATGGACGGAAACAACGACGCACTCACGACAGCACAAAAAAACCTATTCCAAGGCGCAGTGCTTAAAACAGTGGCTTCCGCAAGCGACATGTTCTCGCGCTTAACAGGACTCGTCATGGGCGTACCAGGCATGATTAACCAACAGCGCGACATTGCCGTCCAGAACTACCAGAACCAAATGGACGCACTGGACAACCAGGTAACATACATAAAACACCAACTGTCCGACAGATTCAATAAAACCGTAGAAACAAACATAATGAGAATGGCCGCAAGCGGACTCCGCGTAACCGCAGGCAACGTGCTTGAACTTTCCAAGGAATCAGCTTCCGAAATCACAGAAGATATGCGCACAGCAGAAAGCAACGCAAGACTGAAGAAGATTGCACTCGCCGCAGGACAAAAACAAGCCGGAGAAGCCGCCAGATACGCAAAACAAACATTCTGGACGGGCTTAGCCCAAAGCGCAATCAAACTCGGCGTCATGTGGGAAACAGGCGGCGGAACCGGGGAATCATGGGGCAACCTGTACAAAGGATACAAAAAATCAACCACAGAAGAATTAAATAAACTGTATTAAGGGGTAAACAATGGCACGCACAATAGCACCAGGGAATCCAGCAAGCGTTCAACCAGTAAATGTCAACATACCGGACATCGACCTGGAAGTATTCGATAAACTTGGCGACGCAAAGATAAAATCTGCAATGCAGAACTTCAACCTGTACGCAACATCTACCGTCAACCTGGAAAGCCAGAAACTATACCAAAAATACAAAGATAACCCTATCGCACTCGCAAATGCACTCTCCAAACTGCCAGAAGCGTTCAAGGAACTGCCAGAATCTGTGCAAAGAGATATGAAAGGCAAACTGGACTCAACCGCAATATCTCTCGTCACAAAAGCACAGGCAAACCAGGAAAAGAAGATTATCAGACAGAATAAAGCCCTGGCACACACAGGAAGCAACCTGTTAATGACACAATTGGCAGACGACTACTTCAACGTCTTGACATACATAACCGCACCAGACGAAGAAAAAAGACCAATCGACCTGGAAATATACAACGCACACCGCGCACAGCTGGCAGGCATGACAGCACTGACAGACGAAGACGGAAACCCACTCTTCAGCGAATCCGCCAGAGCCAAAATGTTAATGCCAAAAGAAGCCGCACTCGTAGGATTTAAGAACTTCATCGGCAGAGCAGAATCAAAACAACTCAAAGAATGGGGCGAAAACATATTCCAAAACCGCGAAAAATTCATGAAAGATACAGGAATCGACGCGGACACATACGACTCTATGGATCAGGCATACACCAGAAGATTAAAAGACCTGGAAGATACCAAAGTACGCACACTGCATGGACAGGCATACTATGACGCCACCAACCTGATTACAGAACCAACACAACTGAACATAGAAAAAGCCAAAGCAGCAGGAATTATACCAGGCAGAACAATCGATAAAATCGCACAGGCGAGCAAAGATACAATCACAGCAAAATTCTACGACCCAACCAAAAAAACGATTCCTGGGGCATTTTTCAACGCATTAGGAAAGACAGTAGAAACACTTAACAATGATGACTGGTCAATCGAAGGAAGGGAAAAAGCCGTCGGACAGGCAGCAGAAAGCTTATTGCTGTTGAATGAAACCGCAAAAGAAGCAAACATGTCGCCAGAAATGGTCGATAAATTGAAAGCGGCAATCAGAACCACGCTCGTAAATAAACAAGCAGCACAGACACTAGAACTGGCTATGCCACAAATACAAAACCACATAGACTATGCACAGGTCGGAACATCACTGCTTGTAAACGCAGAATCAGACAAATTCAAGAAACTGGCCGCACAGAACTATGAAACCAACGTGCTCAACGCAATGAACAGCTTCTTGACAGGAAACCTTGAAGAATTCAACAATCAACTGGCACAGGCAGACAGACAATACAAACTGGACTTAATAGGATTTATGCCGTTCACACGCACACAATGGAACCAATGGCAACAAGATGTTGAAAACGGTAAAGATGTTGTGCTAGAATATATGGGGAACCAATACAAGTTTAATGGATTCGACGCTAAAAACCCATTAACACTCATAAACTTAATCTAAAAGGGCATATCATGGACAAAGAATTAGAACTCGCAACAACAAACCCAACAGAATATTTGTCACAACCACATACAAAAACAAACTGGGATATGTCCATAGAAGATGCCGCAAAAGCAATATCATACAACCCAGCAGAAGTATTGCTCACAAAAGCAGAAAGAAACCCACAATCATACGGATGGATAAAAACCGCAATCAAAAACACAGGACGCGGAATTGAATCCTTTTTTGCACCAGAAGCAGGCGCACAGGCTCTGGCAGAACTGTACCAGTCCCCAAACATGCCAAAAGATAAAGCAGACCGCTTAATCGAAGATATGGCATACGCAAGATACGCAGGCAGAATGGCACAGGCAATGACAACACCTGCTGCAGAAAAACTCGCAGAAGAAAAATACCCTGTGACCGCTAACCTTTCACGCGGAATCGGGCAATTCGTAGCAACGACTCTTCTCGGTATGGCAAACCCAGCATCAGCAACAGCCACAATATACGCTTCATCACAACAGCAAATGGAAGAAGGCCTGATTGGCAGATACGTGGAAGAAACAGACGGAATCGAAGGTTACGCGGACAGAAAACGCAAAGACGACCTGCTTGTTGGCGGATTCTCAGCAATCAACACTCTGATTGAACGCGGACTGGGCGCAGAAAGAATAATCGAACGAGCGTTCCACAACCCAACACGCGCAGGACTTAAAACAGCCGTAGAACAAATAACCAACCCATCACGAATCCTTGCAAAACAAACTCTCAAACTCGCAGGGAAACAAGTAGCCAAAAGCGCAGTGGGCGAAGCCAGTGAAGAATTCGCACAAGAATACGTGGGCGCAGGAACAGAAGTACTGGCAGGGTATAAAACACTCGCAGAACTCTTTTCAGACGAACAACTGAAACAAGCAATGATTGCAGGCGCATACGGTGGCGTAATCGGTGGCGTAGCAGGATTCGGACTGCACACAGCAAACCGTATTGCAATCAAAAAACGCGTCAACGATTGGGCAAAAGAAAAAGGAATTCAGCTCTCTGACAACCAATTAACACAGATTGCAAACGAACTGATTGACACAACACAGGACAACCTGGTCGACCACGTCACAACCATGGCAGAAATACAAAACCACTACGGCCAAGCATACAACCTGGTAAAACAGCGCATAACAGAACAAATCGACGCAACAGGCACAACACCATGGACAGACCAGAACAAGTCCAAGGATGAATATATCAAAACACTGACGGACTCAATCACAATCCCAGCAATCAACGTGGCAAACACACTCAACATACCACTATCAGAATTCCTGGAAATCGCAGACATCAATACCGCAACCATCGCTGGCAACGTCGCATGGCTCAGACCAATCACAAGCGTCGAAGATATCAATAAAATCATCGCAGAACAAGACGCTGTCATCGCAGAAGAAAAAGAAGCCAAAAAACTGGGCGTGGGCAACGAAGACAGAGCAAAACGAGCAAGAACCCGTAAAGCTATCGCAGAACGCGTCAGAAGAGAACTTTTGGGCGAATTAGCCATAAGAAACGCAAGACAAACACGCAGAAAAGAAAATGCCGACTACGTCACAGCAAAAGACCTGCAACCAGAACAAATAACCACACTGGAAACAGCGACACAGGCACAACCAGGCGAAGACGCTGTTCTGTTCGGTGGAATCCGTATTCCTGTGCAATATCAGGTGGTGGAACTCAATACCATCCAACCAAGCCACATAAACGGACAGGTAAACCCCAACTACACAAACACAGAACTGCAAAACAGAGCCAGTAGGGGAACAACACAGGACGTAGCAGACCTGCGCGAAAAAGCCACAAACATCACACCAGAACGCTTAATGCGCGCAAGCACAGCAGCAGAAGGCGCACCTGTCGTCAATGAAAAAGGCGAAGTCATCGCAGGAAACGGACGCGCAGAAATCATCCGCTTCGCATACGAAAACCCAGAATCAGCAGAAAAATACAAACAAGAACTCATAAACCAGGGATTCAACATCGAAGGCATGCAACAACCAGTACTGGTACGCAGAAACACAACCATGACCGACCAGGAACAGATTGCAGCAGCAGACATAAGCAACATAAGCGAAACATCAGCCTTCGACAACGCGTCGCAAGCACGCAGGGACACACAATACCTGAAAGACAGCAAAACACCAACAGAATTCGCATCCAAACTGCCAATGTCAGAAAGACGCGGACTCATGCAGAACAACGGCAAATGGAACAAGCGCAAAGTACAACAAAGATACGAAGACGCACTTCTGGCATGGCTGTGTGGAAACGACACCCAACTGTTCGAGAATCTGGTGCTTGACCGCGGACTGTCACAGAAAATCATCGACATACTGACAGCAAACGGCGCACTGATATACGATACAGCAACCAAATACCCATCAACAGAACTCAGGGAAGATATATATCACGCACTGGTAAAAATGCAGAGAACCACCAGAGATAACTTCCTGGAAGTCACACAGCAATTGGAACTTGACGGCCACGACGTAATGCCAGAAAACATCATGATCTGGAACTGGCTCTTTACAGACACCACAACCAACCGTCAATTCTTACAGAGTTATGCGACCACATTGGCAAACAACCAAGAAAACGTACGTACTGGCGAAGATTTGTTAGGCCAAAAGGTCGCGCCATTATCAAAGAAAGACGCACTGATACAGGCGTTAAAGAAAGCAGATCAGGCGAAAGGGGAAACCGCAGCAGCACGCGGCAAGGAATACGTGGCACTGTTTGACGAAAATGAAAAAGTCACAGACCCGAACCTTGCTGCCGCTATTGCGTCCTACAACAACCAATTCGCACCACAAACAGAAGCACAGCAATTGTTCAAACTGGCGTTCATCTCTGGAACAACGTTCTATCAAAGACCAAGCACAGAATACGTGCTGCGCGGCGGCGAAGGACAAATCGTCCATGGATGGGGCATATATGCACAAAAAGACCAATATAAAAACGTCAAATACTATCGTGACAAATTCGCACGACAAAAAGTGTTTGTACGCAACATGCCAGACACCACAGAAGAATTCGAACAAATCACACTTAAAGACGGAACAAAGCTCCCAAAGATAGAAAACACGCTTTCCGACAAAGAAAACATCGAATTAGTGCAAACACTTATCACATTGGGCATACCAAATCTGGCAGAAGTAAACCCAGACACCAAAGCCAGCGCATACTCGTTAAACGCAGCACTGCAAACCATGGCCCAACAAATGGACGAGAACAGTGCAACATACACACAAATAATGAATGATGTGAACTTCTTGACCAACGATTTGATCAACAATATTCAAGACCAGCCGATTAAAGACCTGGAAGCTAAAATAAAAGACCTGTCGTTCTTCTTTAAAGACGCAATAGATACAGCTGTAAAAACGTTCAAAGTAAAAACAAAAGACATCGCGGCAGGGTCTATAAGGTTCACAATTGACGAATACCTATCTGATAACCAAACATTAAAAGAATACTTGCTCACAAACGAAGTATTAAAACAGGTTGTCCCAGGGAAAAGCGACAAATTCTATGATGCGCTGGAAAACAAAATATTCATGGGAATCAGCGGAATCAACCCATTACGAAAAAGCGCAGCGGCATTTGACAACACAATATTCAAAGACACAGAAGCAATCGTACTGTCCGACTACGATTTCGGGTTATTCCAAAAAGCAATAAACACAATAAGCGACACAATCAACGACGAACCTTACACATCCATACCAGTTGATGAAATCGTACAAAACAACCCAATGTACGGTGGATTTCTTGGACTGTTCGCAATGAGCAGACATTTCGGACACGTGGAACCAGAATCTGTACTCAGAGCAATCGCCGCAGGACGCATTACATTCGAAAACATGGCAGACGACGCATACTATAAACAGTTAAAAGAACGTGCAGAACTGTCAAAAGGCGGCTTGAACGAATCGGCATTTGTCGTATCGATTCTTGAACGCGCGAAGAAAAAATACCAAAAGCAGGACGGCGCAGCAGATGTAAAGACATGGGCGGCAATATCCGAAGCGTTCCGAACAATGACAAAGCCACAGAAAAAACAATTACACGACATCCTTACAGAAGAAGTGGAAGATGAATCTGTGGACATGCTGATTGAAATAATGCAAAACCCACACAATCTCAAACGTACACGTGGGCAACAATTAGCAATTGAAGTACCAGAAGCAAAAGAATTGTTGAACGAAGATGTTGTTCTTGCAGACCAACCAAGCGCAAATCTCACAAGACAAATCCTTGAAGACTTCATGCCAGGCGGATTCGTCAGCGCATTCATAAACGAAACAGACGCAAAATCATGGCCGTTCTTCGCAAAGAAGCACAACATCAAAGAAGTAAACGACCTTCGAGAATTCTCAGAACGCGTATTCGAACAGAATATATCATACGAAAACGACGAACAGCGCACACAGGCAGAAAAAGATACGGCACTGCTTACCGATTACATTATGGCAAATATGACTGGCGAAGGCCTGTATCGCGCATTGATGGATATTGTTCCAGAAGCATACATCGAACTGAACTCTGGAGAAACAATCGGGGAAGAAAAAGACTATGAATCTATCCCAGAAAAACACAAAACAATCATGGGTGTAGAAGATGTTCCGCCAGAACTCGCACGCGACGTATCAAAATATCTTAGTGAAAACATGGGAATCAAAGGTATTCAATACGAAGGTGGACGCGACGAAGAAGGCTATGTAGTCTTCTCAGACGAAGCAATCGAAGTATTAGAACGCATGGACGACACACAACCAATGTACTACCAAAAACGCGGTATAGTACGTGGAACATACGACCCAGAACTCCAAGCAATACTGCTCACAAAATACTGGAACGAAACAACTCTCGTCCACGAATACCACCACAGATACCTGGAAAAACTCTGGGGATACTTCAAACAGGCACAGACAGGCGAAAGAGCCATGCCAGAAGAATTCATGGCAGACCTGAACAAACTGTTCCAAATGCTCGACATAAACCCAGCACAAGACCAATTAACCGTCGTGCAACAGGAAAAATTCGCAACCATGGTCGAAGCATATCTGACAGGACTCGGCGTGGACGCACCAGAAAACCTTGCGTTCCAATCCTTCCTGCACTGGATACCAGAACAATACAAATCAATCATGGACTTGGCATACCTGGACGAAAACGGAGAAATACAAAACCCACTGCTCGACCAGGAATCAATCGACTGGTTCAATAAATGGTTCGCATGCCCATTTGCACCATCACTTGCCAGCGCACCAGACGCACAAAGAATCGTCAACCCAACAGACGATAAAGGCGTAATCGTCCCATCATCACAAAAAATAATGAATAACAGGGAAAAAGAATGGGGTCAGGACAGCGAAGAACAAAACAAGGCAGACGCACAACTGTGGCGCGCAATCAACGAAAACACACCAAACGACATGCGCGCAGCACTGGATGGCGAAAAAGAACTCATGAAAGCCGAAGCCAAAAACCTGCCAGACGACACCAAACTGCCAGAAGAACAAAAACAAACACTGCGCGAAAAATGGTTCAAAACAAGAATACCAGACGCAAGAGAACGCGCAGCAAACATGGCACGCGAATACCTGGCTAAAAACCCAGAACACGCAAAAGAACTCGCGTTCGCAGACCCAGAAACACTCGCAGAATTCGACGCACCTGTCGACCAAGGTATGCTGATACGCGCCGTAATGGAAACCGTTCCACATGGCTCAGACGAATGGTACATACTGAACGACAACCTGGCAACCGTCAAATCAATGTCCGGTAGCACCCTGTCCCTGTCAGGCGACACATCACACCAGGCATACCTGGACGCAAAAAGAGAAGTCGAAGCAGCACGCGAACTCAAAGCAGCCGTCAACTACGCAGGAACACGCAATGGCGCAATGGACAAATGGAACAGCGACATACGCGCGTTCATCGCCAAAAACACAGACGCTATCCTTGCAACCGCACCAGACAGCCTTGAGCGCAAAACAGCAATAAAAGCGTTCCTGGAAGAAGCAAAGACCAAATTCTCTGCCAACACCACAAACGCAGTGCTCAATCAAATGGACTTGACAGGCATAAAGACCAAAAACAGCCAAGCGTTCGTAAAATGGGCAGAAAAACAAATAAAACAGGCCGCACACGCGAAAATAGACACAGCAGAACAGAAAGAACTCATCAAAGCGTCTATCGCTGCACAGCTGGCATTAAAAGACATTGACAGCACAGAAGAAAAAGACGGCAAATACACCAGAGCCGTACAATCAGCAAAAGACATCCGCCACTGGCAATTCGTAAAAGATAAAATGAAGAAAGCATACATCGGCAGATGGGGCAAATTCGGAATCTTCTGGGACAACCTGTTCGGCTCATACGCACCAAGCGCAATGTTGATGTCCGTAAACACACTGTTCTTCGCCAATGTTCCATCAACAGCAATCAACACAGGCACAATCAGATTGTCCGCACTGACAATCGGTAAAAACAAGGTGGACGAAAAGACCCAGAAAGGCGAAATCAAACGCATAAAACAGATATTCAACGCGTCTGGGGTCAACCTGGCACAAATGGACAAACCAACCAGCCCATCAACACTGCATGGGGAAAAATACACCAAAAGCGAACAAACCCACTGGTACGACTTCACATTCGAAGTATTGGGGAGAACCGATAACGAATTCCGCGTGCCAACCTTCGTTGACGCACTCGCACGCATAGCAACAAAGAACGCAGGGGGAGATAAGACCAAAGCAACCACACTGTTCAAAGAATACGCAAAACTGAACAACCAAAGCGACGAAGCCAAGATAGCACGCAAACAAGCACTGGCAATCGCAAACATGGCAGTATTCACACAGGACGGAACAATCGCAACAGGACTGAATCAAATCAGAACCGTACTGAATACAATCTCACGCGTTCCTGTGGGACTCGACCCGAACGGATTCGGACTTGGAAACATACTGGCACCGTTCTTGAAGACAGGCGCAAACATCACAGAAATGGGCTTTGACGCAATGTTGGCACCAATACGCACAATGGCGGCAGGATTCCAGAAACTGCAAGGTAAAGAAATACCAGACATAAAGAAACTGGCACTGACATCCGACTGGATAAACCTTGCATGGACATCCGCAATCATCGCACTCATGGCCGCAATATCAGGCGACGACGACGATTGGTACACAGAACCATACGAATCAGGGCGCACATACGACCCGAACAAACCATACGACAGCATAAGATTTGGCAACACATGGGTAAAAATGGACATCTTCGGGCCAATCGCAATCCCACTTCGCACAGCAGCAATGCTGATTAAGGACTGGGAAGACAAAAAAGTGGCGTCCATAGCAGACGGCATGTACGAAGCCCTGAGCGACACACCACTGGTACAGCAATTCACAGACAGTAGCCTTGACTATATGAGCAGAAAACCAGGTGCATACTGGTCAAGCTTCGGCTACAACCAAGCAAACAAACTCGTACCAGCGCAGGCAAAGACCCTGACAAAAGCAATATCACGCGGAACAGGGGCAACACTCGACACACAGTGGGCAGGAAAGACCATAGACAGAAAATTCCACCGCAACTATGGACTGGACGGCGAACGCCTGACGACAAACGATTTAATCAACATCTTCACAAATAGGTTGAAATATACCGAAGAATAATGCTACGATAAAAATAGAAAGGATGAAACATGTTCAATAAAAACAACTTCTGTCACATTGCGTCAAACAATAGAAACGAAAAAAAAGCAGGCGTATTCGTCTACAAAACATCAGACACACTGGAAACCGTACTGACCAGCGGATACTTCAACGATAAAATCGTAGACATCAACCTGCACGATTTAATCATCCATGAATGGCATAACCCAGCAGACAGAACAAAAGTACAAAAGAACGTGCTTTGCGTAGTTGAACGCACCCTGGACAACGTGGGAACGACCTTAATCAAAAGCAAATGGGAAGAAGACACACAAGAAACCATAGACACATTATCAGATGACGTCGAAACAATCAAAGAAGACATCACAGACATAAAAGAAAAAGATATCGAACAAGACGGAAGATTAGACGACATCGAAGATAATGTCGCCTACAAAGCGACAGACTTCGAAACCCCAATCACAAGCACGAATAAGGGAATCACGCAGACGGAAGAAACCGCACTGAATAACAAAATAGACCTGGCAGCAAACTCTGGGCGTATGATTACAGCACAAGGGCTATGGTATGCAAAGATGTACGCAGCAACCGTAGCACCAGCAGCAGACGATGACACAAACTATGCGGACTTCTCACAAACAGACGGCCAGGGCAACCCAATTATCGTCACATACACACGCACAAACGGCGCATGGGTGCAAGACCAGATAATCACACCACCAGCAGACTATGACGGGTATGTGCCAATCACAAGCAAAATATGGGATATTCCAGAACAAGCAGGTCAACAGGGCGGAAGAATCTTGTGGAACCACCAAAGCAAAGAATTCACGCCGTACCCACAGATTATATCTTTTGAGAACATAAACGTAACTGGTGACTCAAATGTCACAATGCCACAAAACCCTGGTTTAGGACAGATTGTCAACAAACAATATGTAGATAATGCATTAGTAAACCATGGCACAGGAAGAAATGTTGGCGATATATTCTTCACATCTAGAACCGACAATACCTTAAACGGTGCAGTGGACTGCAACGGCGCACAATACAACACAACAGACTTCACTGGCGCACAAACGATTGGACAGTTGTTAGCAGATGGTAAAGTTCCGTATGTATCATTGGCAGATTATGCAACGGCACTGGAAACTGACGGCTCTGTTGGTGCGTTCGGTTGGGATGGCGCAGGAACGACAACATTTAGAGTGCCAAGCCTGAACGATATATTCGTGGAAACAGGAACAGTAGCACAGATTGGCGACTTTGTTCCAGCCGGCGCACCAAACATCACAGGTAAGTTCTCTGTGACAAACGCAGCAAGTGGCCCAAAAGGGAATATAAATGCTACAGATGGGTGTGTATATGCAGACGGAACAACCAGCGGTTCTTATAGTACATTTGCCGGGGACGGAAACAGTGCTACTGGGCCAAAGGTGGCACACATTGACGCATCTCGTTCGTCTTCCGTTTATGGCAACAGCCAGACAATACAACCAAACTCTGTGCGTTATAGGGCGATGGTTCAACTGGCGACAAGCGCAACAGACGAAGCAGTAGAAACATGTACGAGTGTTTTGGCAGATGTCGCAGCACTGAAATACGACTATGTCGTTGATTTCCAAGCACCAACAGCAGCGAATAACTATACCTGGTATAGAAAGTATAAATCAGGTTGGGTTGAACAGGGTGGAATAACTTCTACAAGTGGAACACAAACATTACCTGTAACTATGGCTGATACAAACTATATTGTAATGCGAACAAATGGAAAAGGTCGCAGCGGAACAGGCGCAAATGAAAAATATACATCTGTTGGAACTAGAACAGTAACAACAATAGTTTTAGACTTGGATTCAAATATTGCGCCTGTATTTTGGGAAGTCAAAGGTATGGCGGCATAAAATGTATAAAGTAACATGGTCTTCATCGAAAGTGGCATATTCTGTGGGTGGGGCGATATTCTCGTTCACACAGAACATACACAGCGCAATGATAGGACTGTTAATCTGTATGGCAATAGACACAATCACAGGATTCATAGCAGCACCATACAGGGGTCAAATACGTGAAAGTGCAAAACTGTCCAGGCTGGTATTGAAAATAATCACATACTTCACAGCAGCAATAACACTACACATAACAGAAATGATGGTGCTGCCAACATATGTGGCAGGAACACTGGAATTGTCACGCATGGCATTTACAATCTTCTGCGCCCTGGAAATATACAGCACATGCGAAAACCTGCGTGATATAACAGGACTACGAGCATTTGATATAATCACACTCAACTTCAAGAAAAAAGTGGAAGAATCTGTAGGAATAGAAATACCCAGGAAGAGAAAATGAAAAAACGGTGGAAGAAACTTTATGGAATAAGTGCGACATTCGTATGCCCATACTGTCTAAAAACCATACCACTAGAAGAAGCCACAATCGAACACGAACCACCAAAATCAAGACAAAGAGAACTAGGGCCAAGCAGCACATTCTATGCATGTAAAGAATGTAACCGAGAAAAAGGCGCACTAACAGCACAAGAATATGCAGAATGGAAAAGATTAAACTTTATAAGATGTGGGGGACTATCACGATGAAACCAATCATAACAGCAATAATACTCGCCGGATGTGCCACCAGCGCACCAGAAACTGCAACAGAAGCAGCACTGCACCAAACAAACGCAATAGAAGAAAGAATAAGCAAGGAATGCCCAGATCTAGAAATAAACTCAGATATGATGGCACTCAGGGCCACAATAAAAACACAACTGGCCGCATGCGAAACCGTAGTCCAAACATACAAAGAAAGAAACAACACACTCTGGCTCGCAATAATATCCATGATAGCACTCTGGATATTCGCTAACTGGAATAAAATCAAAGGGAGATTTATCAAATGAAATTCACTCTCACAGAAGTCCTGAACGCAGGATCTCACAAATGGAAAGAATCAGAAATCGACCTAATTACAAAGAGAAATCTCGAAGATTTAATCCAAAAAATCAACTCTCTCGGATACACACCACCAATGAGAGCAACCAGCTGTCTGCGATCAATCAAAGACCAAAAAAGAATCAACCCAAAAGCCATGGGTAGCTCACACCTATACGGCGCAGCAATCGATATAGCAGACCCAGACGGCAAACTCGCAAAATGGTTAACAACCACCAACTCAACAGGACTCGTATATAACGGCCTGTGGATGGAAGATCCAAACTACACCAAAGGATGGGTACACCTGCAAATATACGCGCCAAAAAGTGGTAAACGCATATTCGTACCATAATTGACCGTACACAAGCGAAAATAAAAAAGTGGCATAACCATACCAGAAAAATAAAAACAACGCACCACGACCCAAATAAACAACAAAGAAACGCATATGAACTACATACAATTCCGTTCCATGATAAAAAATAACAAATTCCACGCAAAAAAAGTGGAATACAATGGACGAACATACGATAGCAAGAAAGAAGCAAAGCGAGCAAGCATACTGGAACAACAGGAAAAGCTGGGAATAATACAAAACCTTGCAAAACAAGTGCCATTCTGTCTACAACCAGGATACACAAACAACCAAGGAAAGAAAGTAAGGGAAATAACATACATAGCAGACTTCGTATACCAGAAAGACGGTAAACTATACGTGGAAGACACAAAAGGCTTCAGAACACCAGAATACCGCTTAAAACGGAAGATATTCGAGTACAAATACCCCGGATATACCTTCGTAGAAAGTTAACAAATTGACAAAAGGAAATTTATGTACTACAAGACGTCAAAAATAATAATACCAGTGAACATATGGGCTGTTGCGACAGTAAAGATAAGTCGCACACGATTGAAAACTATACTGGATCGTGCTATGAAAGCGAATCAACTAGACAACTGGAACAAAGGGGACACAAGGGAAGGGGAAACGATATTTGAGCCAAGGGACAGGTACGAAAAGGAACTGTGGGAAGGCATAAGGGACGAAAACAGAAAACTGTTCCAAAGAAGCAATGCAGGGAAACAAGAAAGGAACATGAAAAAAACACTTGATAAAAATCAGAACGAGTGATAAGATAAAAACAAGCTCGGCAGGTACTCATAACACAAACAACAATTTCATTTAATTTCTCCGCCTGCTGAGCAAATTATCGGGCAGGATTCTCGTATTTCTTTCTAAAATCTCGGTTTTTCCACCTGCCCGACCAATATTAAAATTGACTTGCAGAATTTCCATGATAATATTTCCAACGAATCGAGATAAAAAAACAAAAAAGAAGGGAATATATTATGGAAAAAAAGAATATCGCCTGTCGAATCTTCAAAGAACAAATAGACCTTATACAGCAACTGCCAGAAAATGAAAGAGCAGAAGTGCTATATAAAGCAATATTGGATGCAATGAATCAATTTGATAATCAAAATGAAAATCAAAATGAAAATCAAAATGAAAACGCATATGTATCTGTATCTATATCTGTATCTGTATTAAGTAAAACAGTATATGAGTTATTAAGAAAGAATATATTATGGAAACAGTTCAGTAATAATTACGGCGGAAAACGAATCGGCGCAGGAAAGAAAAAGCCAGAAATACCACTCGGCACACCCGATCTTCCAAAACCAAAATACATTCCAACATGGGAAGAAGTGCGCGAATATGCAAAACAACAGAATGAATTCGCAGGGGTCGGTGGCTTCCCATGCACAGACGAACAAGCCAGGGACTTCTACGACCACTACAAAGCACAAGGATGGATTGCTGGAAACGGAATACCAATCCATGACTGGAAAGCAAAACTGCGAGAATGGGTAAAAACAAAATACCACACAACAAAACGTGACCCGGACGAAGACCGCGGAATCTAAAAAAACGGAGAAAAAAAATGGAAAAAGCAACAAAATACGTAAAACTCATCACAGAAATGTACGTGCTCTCAGACAAAGTAGTCGAAAAACTCAACAATAACCTTGACCTGATCGAAAAAACACTCAAAAAATACTACTGGGACGACATAAAATTCGCCATAGAAAAATACTACACCTACAAAAACGACAAAACATACCCAAAACTCTGCCACATAACAGCAATCCTAAACGCAACAGGAAAAGAAATACAAAAAGAAGAACCAATACCAGAAATAAAACCACCATACACAAACATACGCGAACTACAACCAATATTTGACGAAGTATGCCTTAAACTTCACGAAGACGGAATCTTCTGGTGTGAATACCTGAAAAAAGTAAAAAACATTCCCTTCGGCAGCAAACAATACCTTGACATAAATACAAGAAAACTCATAAACAAACAATGGGCCTGGGACGATGCCGTCGAAACAATGATCCGAAACTACCCACAGGAATACAACAAATTCCACAACATGACAACCATAGAAAAATACGCCCTAGCCTACAAATTAGGGTGCTATAAAGCAAAAGAATAAAAATCAAAATAATACTTGACTATAAAAATCAAATCGGGTAAGATACAAGTGTTCAGAAAACCAAAGGAGTGTAAAATGAACGAAATACTAAACCAAATCATTAACCAGGAAGTAAAAAAACATATCGCAAGATTCCCAACAATCCAGGAAATACAAAAGCTTGCAGAATACATAATGTTCTACCAGGATGACGACACAGACGTCCAAGCACTTGCAGGCCTGGTCGAAAACTTCGTAGAAGAAAAAATGGCAGAATGCGAAAACTGCGGCCAGTGGCACCTGAAAGAAGACATGGTCAACCCATACGGCGACAGCGAATACTACTGCGACGACCAATGCCACGAACTGCACCAGGAAAAGTTCTACGACATGCACGAAGAAGCCAGAGCAGAATATACAGCCAGCAACAGATAAGGAAAAACCATGAACCTATTCGACAACGAGCCTATCTTACACTACCTGACCAGAATATACCGCAAGAACGGCTCGTGGGTGCAGACAACCAGAAAATACAAAAAAAGGAAATAACCATGGAAGAATCAAAAACAACAGTAGAATCATTATTCGGCAAATTATTCAGAATCGATGTTAGTGACTATACCGAAACAAAAAAGAACGGAAACACAGAATTAACATACCTGTCATGGGCATGGGCATGGGCAACGTTCAAGAAAGAATGCCCGTTAGCAGATTACGAAATAGTACACTGGGACGGCAAACCATACATGTACGACGAAAACTTAGGGTACATGGTCGAAACCAAGGTCACAGACGGACAAGAATGGAAATCAATGTGGCTCCCGGTAATGAATGGCGCAAACAAAGCAATGAAAGCAAAACCATACATATACACAGTAAAGAAGTACGGTGGTGGGACAGAAGAAAAAACAGTAGAAGCAGCCACCATGTTTGACATCAACACAGCAATTATGCGCTGTCTGGTAAAAAACATTGGCATGTTCGGGCTTGGTTTGTACATCTATGCAGGCGAAGACCTGCCAGAAGGCGAAACAGTAAAGAAAGGTAGCAAAGCAACATACGAAAAACCTTCAATAGAAAAAGTAATAGCCGGCATGGAACAGATGACGACAGAAACCATAAAGAAGTTCTATGCAAAAGCAATCGAGTTGTACGGAAAGGAAACCCCAGAATACAAACAATGGATTAAAGTCTGGGCAGATAAAAAAGAAGCATTGGAAAAAACAGCCGTCAAGGAAGATCTTAAGTCAGAACTTGACGCGCTTGACCAATACTATTCATAAATCTTGGTGGGCGGCACAACTTCATTCATTTAAATCCTTTGGCCGCTGAACAAGGTACGCGCCAGCCTCCACCAAGATGGCGCACAAACATAACAAAAAGGATAAAACATGTTTCAACATACACATAGCAAAGAAGAAACCATAACCAAAGACCAAGTAAAAGACCAATACATTAAAGTGATATTCAAAGACACAGGAAACAGTAAAACAGACGTTCCAGGAAACGTAGGAATCGAAACACAAGGATTAACAGATAGACATATTTTGATGGCAGCGTTCTTGTTGCTCGATACCGTATACGAAAGATTTAACCAAAAAGAAACAACCTTGGCGCAATATATGTTCGACACATTCAACCACAGCGACGAACAAGAAAAAGCACTAGCAAAAAATACAATTAAATCCATTGATGAATTGTTAGCAAAATTAAAAGAACGCAACAAAAAGGACAACAAATGAACAAAGAAATAGACCCAGGAACATTGCTCAGATATGTCGAAAGAATCGAAAACCTGGAACAAGATGCCAAAAATGTCGCAGAAGACATCAAAGAAGTATACAACCAAGCAAAAATCCAGGGATACGATCCAAAATACATAAAGCAATGCGTAAAGCTCCGCAGCAAAGACCCAGATCAATTGCTCGAAGAAGACGAATTGCTCAAGAAATACAGAGAAGCATTGGGCTTGTAAACAGTTTGGGGTAGGTTCCTTCCGATAAACTTTTCATTGCCTACCCCACCAAAAAAACAAAGGATGCACAATGTCAGAATGGAAATGCAGAAGATGCGGAAGATGTTGCGGAATAGTCCCATTCCAACAGGAAGAATACGACAAAGTAAAACATACCGGCGTGCAATTCGAAAAACAAATCATAGCAGGACACGTGGTATACATTCCAAAACACGCACTAAAAACACACAGTTGCCCATTTTACAACAAAAAGAAAAAGATATGCGAGATATACGAACTAAGACCAGAAGTGTGCCGAGCGTTCGGCGATGGGCCACATCCATGCCTTGTATGTCCTTTCAACCCAAGATTTGACCCAGAAGCAATAAAACAAACAGCACAAAGAATAAAGGAACAACAATGAAAGCAATCATCATCACACTTATCATCTGCGGAACATTCGCATACTTAGGATATTTAGCCCACAAAGAAGGCTACAAAGGAAAATAATTATGTTGGCATTTAGAATAGACGATACTGGTGATGCTATATTCAGTTCCCAAACAGAACTTGCAGAGTTTTTGGGATGTGCTGTGTCAAATGTTAATTGGCACAGGCAACACAATAGCGATTCAAGGAATCACTTTTACTGTTGTGGGTATGGTATAAACATTATTCGTAGAAAAGTTATACCTTTTCACAAGACGGAAAAAGGCAAAGCAAGACAGAAAGAATACTATGCAGAGCATAGGGAATACTATCTTAAAAAAGCGAAACAATGGCGTAAAGCATACCACGAAAAAGTTATGGAAGCAAAAGAAAAGTGGCGAAAGGAACACCAAGATTGGTATAACGCATACTATCGAGAACAACGCAAAAAGAAAAAGGAACAAATAAATGATGATAGATAAAAATGAAGTTCCGCCAGAAATAGATTATACTGAATATTGGGAAACAAGAGATGGCGAACTTATACGATACGCAGATATGACAGATAATCATTTAATAAACGCACATAATATGATTGAACGACAGGTTTGTGATTTTATAAACCGTTGTGCCAACAGAAATGAAGAACAAGAATTGCCAGAATATGTGCAACAAATGATAGACGGTTTAGAAACCGAAATGGAAAAAAGGAATTTACTAATCAAAGGTGATAACAATGAGTAAAGATATTTGGCATACACCACCACAAACACCAGATGTTTTCAAATCACATCCAATCATTGTAGTTTATGAAGCAGGCGACCAAATTGAACAAATGGATTCAAAAGAATATAGTGACTTGGTTGGCGAAAGATATGTGAACCGCTGGTGTTATGTTGACGACTTAATAAAAGAAAACGACCGCACACGCAAGGCATTGGATGTCGCAAAAGAAAGATTAAAGAACACTGTTCTTGACGCTGAAGTTTTTGCAACACCAGAATACCTTGCAAGCAGGGCAAAAGAAACATTGAACGAAATAACAGCACTAGAACAAATAACAGCACTAGAACAAAAGGATTAGACGATGACACCACGGCAAATCGAATCTTACAAAAAATGGCACGACAAAACCGTTCGTAAATGCAAAAACTGCGGTAATGCGTGCATCATTACAACACAAGGAGAAAATAAATGATAAAAATAATTGACAAAGATAATCTTAGAGTGATAAAATAAAAATCAAGAAAAAAGGAAGAGATGTACGAACCACTTCGCACAATTATCATAGAAGAACCCAGGAACTATCATAGCGAAATTGGAGAATACCCCAAAACAACACTAGAACACGTCTATCAACAAGGATGGTGGATCACAGAAATATTCGGCAGCTACGCAGTGCTCGTAAAAATAAGCGAAAGCGAAACGCGTAGAGTCAAATACCCATACTTCATATGTGTACAAAGTAGAATCGATATAAAACAAATAACACCAAAAGCACAAAAAATAATCTTAAAAACACAAAACCAAAAATGGGAAAAATACGGAAAATATCTCCTAGGAATAGAAAAATGAACGAAAAATATAAAAATCAACGCGCGTATTACTGGCGACACCGAGAAAAAATACTCAAAAAAAACGCAGAAAAAGCAAAAGACCCAGAATACCGCACCCATAGAGCCAAAATAGCAATCAAATCATACAGAAAACGAAAGGAAGAACATGCCACAGAAAACCAAATTTGACGACGGAACATGGAAACACGAGATAAGAAAAATCTCGGATCTGCACCCAAACCCAGACAACCCACGAACCATTACCAAGGAAACCCTAAAGGGCCTTAAAAAATCCATGGAAAAAAATGGATACACACATCGTATCATTATCGATTCGCACAACATGATCCTGTCCGGACACGCGCGCTGGCTCGTATTCAAAGAAAAAGACCCAAACGCAGAAATAGAAGTCTTGGCCGCACAAAGAGAACTCACAGAAGATGAAATCAAAAACGCAGTTATCGGACACAATATCGACGGCGGAGAATGGAACATAGAAGACCTTCAGATGAAATTCGACCCAATCATGCTCCAAGAATACGGACTCGAAGTCGATAAAGCCGAAGATTTCGACACAAAAGAAGTAGAAGAAGTCGAAACACCAGAAGAAGCACCAACACGCGTAAAACAAGGCGAGATTTGGCAACTGGGCGACCATAGACTCATTTGTGGGGACAGCACCAAGGCAGACGATGTAAACGCACTGCTCAACGGAAATAAAGCAGACTTACTGCTCACAGACCCACCGTACAACATGAACTACACAGGCGCAGGCGGCGGAAAAGCAAAAGCAATACTGAACGATAACATGCCAGAAGACGAATTCGAAAAGTTCCTAACCAGATTCTTCGTCTGTGCCTACGACGGTATGAAAGACGGTGCCACAGCATACGTATTCTACAAAGAAATGGGATATGGAACATTTATGCGCGCGATGAAATTCGGCGGACTCACATATAAACAAGAAATCATCTGGAAAAAAGACCAACTGGTGCTCGGTGGCGCAAAATACCAAAGCATATACGAACCGTTCCTTATGGGATGTAAAGGCGACAGTATAAAAACCTGGAACGGCGGACGCAAACAGGTGTCCGTCATGGAAGGAATAGACCTTATGTCCGAAGAAGACCTGCGTAAAGCATACAAGGAACTGCTCGCCAGCATTGAAACAGATGTCGTAGAAGAAGAAAGAACAAAGAAAAACGACAAACATCCAACAATGAAACCAGTAAAACTTCTCGCCAGACTGATTCGAAACTCATCAAACGTAGGCGACTGCGTTCTCGACCTGTTCGGCGGAAGCGGCTCAACCATGATGGCATGCGAACAAATCGGGCGCAAATGCTACACGAATGAGTTAGACCCACACTATTGCGATGTCATAATCGAAAGATGGGAACAATACACAGGAAAAAAAGCAACCAAAATCAACTAAAAGGAAAGAAAATGAAAATTACAGAAAAATCTGTCTTTGGCTTCCCAGATTACACCGTCAGAACAGATGGAACTGTTTATAATAAATACGGAAAACAGCTTCAGCAATATGAAAAGAAAAAGTATATGGCTGTATATCTTTACAAAAATAAAAAAAGATACTATAAAACTATACACCGTATAGTTGCAGAAACCTTCATACCAAATCCACAACATCTTCCAGAAATAAACCACAAAGATGAAAATCCTGGCAATAATAGTATAGAAAATCTTGAATGGTGTGATAGAATATATAATGCAAATTACGGAACATTAAAACAACGACAAAGAGAACGCGGCCTGTTTCACAACCCTTTCCAAAACAAACATCATACATTGGAAACAAAAGAAAAAATCCGCAAAAAAAAGATTGGACAACCAAGCAAAAGAAAAAGAGAAATTTTCATAAACGGTATAAAATACGAAAGCATAACACAAGCAATGCAACTATTAAACATATCAACAAAAAAACTATATAAACTAATAAAGGAGTAAACTCATGCATATAACTGAAAAGGTTTCAATGGCACACCCAGATAAAATCGCAGACCGAATCGCAGGTGCGCTGGTCGACTACTGCTACTCACAGGCAGAAAACCCAAAATGTGCGTTCGAAGTGCTCATCGGCCACAAAGCATGCTTCATTACAGGCGAAACATCCGTACGCATACCAGAAAACTTCGTAAAAGCAACAGCCGAACGAATCTGTGAAGAAACACTGGAAGAATTCAGATATGTTGAAGTACCACAAGACGGTTGCTTGGCTCTCAACCAAGCAGAAGAAATTCGTTGCGGCGACAATGGAGTGTTCGCAGGATTCCCAATGCCACCAATTCACATCAGAGCAACAAGACACTGCAAAGAACTATACAAAAAATATCCGTATGACGGAAAATTAGTAATCAACGACAATACAAGCGAAGAAACCATTTGCTGGTCGAATACAACCAATGCAGAAGTACAAGAATTGATAGCAACTGCCACAAGTATAAACCCAATCGGCCTATGGACAGGCGGAATCAACGTAGACACAGGTATCACAGGACGCAAACTGGCTTCCGACTTCTACGGAATCGAATACCCACTGGGTGGCGGTACAATGCATGGAAAAGACCTGTCAAAAGCCGACTGCTCCGTAAACATCTACTGCTTCTTGCAGGCACAGGCAACCGAAGAAGAAATTAAAGCAATCTGCTCAATCGGCGACACACACGTGAACATCAATGGCGAATTGGTACCATTTACAGAAATCGTCGAAGAAGCACGCAAATACATCAAACAATTGGGTGGATTCGAAAAACTGGCAGAATGGGGCCTGCAATAAAATGACCAAAGACACCGAAAAGAAACTTAAAGCGATAGACAGAGCAAATAAGTGGGCTCCGGCAGGCAAAGAAGCCCACGACCTTGCTCTCGCCACAGAAAAAGCCGCTATCGAAGGCGAAATCGTTCCGGCAAACCAAAAAAACCTGGAAATAACCTTCAAAGGCGCACTCAAAATGTTTCTCGACGGAAATATACAAAGCCAGAAAATCATCGAAAAAATGCAACTCGCCGGACTGGACATGAATAATATTCGCCGGTCAATCGTGGAAGAAACCGTAGCCAGAGCCATACCAAAGATTGTAAATGATGGCGACCTGGACAAACTGACACAACTCGCACAAATGGCCGGGGAAAATATCAATAACGACATCCCAGACGGCACAAAACGCATAACCAGAGAACGAGTCACAATAGAAGTCGAATAATGAAACTGTCACTAGATGCAATTTTACAACGATGTCCAAAAAAACTGCTCCCACTATACCCAAGAATAGTGGAAACTGTACAAATGTTCCAGGACACCCCAGAATATCTGCGTGGAGAACTCGAACCACTAATCATAATGCTCGAAGGTTCTCGCGGAAGTGGCAAATCAGAATTCGCACAACGCGCAGTGATAAGCGGCGCATACGACGGATACCTGCAAACTGTAAAATACGCGACCATGACCGAGAACGGACTTAACGGCTCAAAAGACGCGTTCGAACGATTGGCACCCGAGTGTAGGGGAACCGGCGCAAATACATCCAAAGCAAACCCCATGCACAGATTTGTAGGCGGAACACGCGTCGACTTCGACTTCTTCGGACGACAGGATATCAAAAACGAACAAAAGAAATACGACTGGCTTATCTGCGAAGAAGTGGAAAAATGGGATAAAGTACAAGGTGTGGCCGCACTCGAAACAGAAATCCGACACTGCGCCGTCATACTGCTTATCTCAAATAACCCACCACAATCAGTAATTGACTTCTGCAAAACACACGACGCAGTATTTATTCGCTGTGACTGGTGGGAAAACGATGCACTTCCAGCACACATCCGCGAAGCATACCAACGCGCAAAAACAGAATCTCCCGTATACTATACCAGATTCATCATGTGCCAGAACGACACAGACCTGGCGCAGTGGTTCGACAATACAGGCGTGGAAAACTTCTTCTCGCGCACAGCAGCAGACGTAACCGCCAGAGAAAAAGAATCAAACCAAATCGTCCTTGGAATCGACGTTGGTGGTGGATACGGCGACGAATCCGTCATCGCCAAATGCTCAAAAACACCGTTCGGATCAATTCTCGTGGAAGTATTTGGGAAATACCAACTGGAAACACCAGCATTGGCCGTCAGAGTCAACCAAGCACGCGCAGCAACCGGCGCAACAGAAGAAGTATGGGACGCAAGCGGAATAGGATACACAGCAGTACAACAACGCGCGTCAGACCCAAGAACAAGACGCGCACTAGGCGTAGTCAACTTCATGGGACACCTGCCAGCAATATCAGACGAAACCATATTCAACACAAGGTCAGAAGCATATGCACTGTGGCAACGCATGATAAACGCAAATCAGTGCTGGTACGTAGGCAACCCTGCCTACATAGACCAAATCCGCCGGGAAATGTTCGCACAGGTGTACGCAACCAATGAACAATCAAAAGGCAAACTACGCATAGCCGATAAAAAAGAAATCAAAAAGAACCTGAACAACGAATCTCCAAACATGGCAGACGCAATCGCAATGGCAATATGGCGTTTAATGACATACACACCTAAACAAAATACCGCAGAAGAATACGCGCTGGCACATGGCGGCGTAAAACCAATACAGATAAAAAACCGATGGTTCTAAAAAACTATTGAAAAGATTGCGATATTATGTTTATAATATAAGTGCATTAGAAAAGGAGAACTACATGCCAACAACAGAATATCCAAAAAACCCAAACACAGATACAGTTTTTGTCGTACAAGAAGACGGCACAAAAAATAGAGCAGTAATGACTGCCCCACAAGATATTTCAACAATCGAATACCCAAATAACCCAAATTCCACAAAAGCATACATTACAGTAGACGGGAAAAAACATAGGGTTGTAATGGTCGCAGATTTAACAGGTGGCGGTGGCGGTGGTTCTGTTGATTATACAAAGGTAGTATCCAAGACCAAAACAATGCCAGTAGCCAGTGCAGACAATACAAATATGATTTATATGTATGATGGCACGACAAACGCAACATATACCCATGGATATATCTACGAAAACAAAAAAACATCCACATATACAGGAACTGTGACTTTCGAGCCAGCAACCCATGGGGGTACGGTTTCTTGTTCCGGGGATGACTTTGCTAATTTCTTAACAGAATCTGGCGTAGAACCGTTGTCAGTTGTAAGCGGAACGATGACCTATGATTTTACTAATGACCTGTGGATGTTGGTTGGCAAAGACGCAAACAATGAAACAGTGTTATCGTTTCAAGAATATAGGCAAGATTTTATTGATGCCGGATTTGTATTTAGTGGGTTTTTCCCAGACGGAGATGTTGTAGCATTTACTTGTTCTATTGAAGAAGCAAGTACGTCTTATGCTTGGAATAGAATAGATGTTCAACCTGCTGCTGACCCACTTCCATCTCAAACAGGTCAAAGCGGTAAGTTTTTATCCACTGACGGAACAGACGCTTCTTGGAGTGATAAACCGTTAGTGAATAAAGGAACAGTAAGCAGTAACTTAAATATATTTGGTGATAACGGTTCAGCAGCAGGCAATAAAAAAGAAGCAACATCTGTTGGGTATTATGCAGCGGCAAAGGGTAGTTATTCAACTGCAATAGGTTCTAGTGCATCCACACAAAACAACCAATCATATAATACAGCGATTGGAAGCAGTGCTTATGCTGGTGGCGTAGGTGCAACAGCAGTTGGGTACAACGCTTCCGCAAACGCAAATTGTGCTATACAGCTTGGTACATCTGGTTCAAGTTCACAAGTATCAAACACAGATGCTAACACCTTTAAGGTAGCAAACGCAAATGGCAACTTTGAAATGATGTCTGCTGATGGGACAATTCCGACAGCGCGTCTTACTAAAGTCAATACAACAATCACACTTGCTTCTGCTGATTGGTCGTCTAACAGCCAGACAGTAAATGTAACTGGTATGACAGCGACAGGTGTTGTATTCCCTTGCCCAATCCCAGCCGACCAAGCAGATTATACTGCCGCAGGAATTATCTGTTCAGCACAAGCAGCAGGAACACTTACATTTACTTGTGACACAGTTCCAAGTGGTGATATTGACGTAACAGTGGTTATGATGTAAAAAGGAGTACAGATATGCCTATTATAAACCAAGTTGTGAAAGGCGGCGGAACAACACCAACAGGAACAATAAGTATAACCGCCAATGGCACATACGATGTCACAGATAAAGCAACAGCTGATGTTCAAGTGCCAACAACAGCACCTGCACACTATTTGCAGTTTAACGAAGAAAGCACGCAGACAGGTATGACTTTGTCGCGCAGAAATGTGCCTATAGCAACCCTTAATTTGAATGGTATTACAACTGTTACATATAATGCGTTTTTTGGTTTGTTTTCTAATTTTAACAACTCTGATTCGGCTCTTAATTTTATGTCAGGAATTACAACTATATTAGGGGGCGGTTGCAGTTACATGTTTGCGTATGGTGGTGGTTCAACGAACTTTTCGTTTGATTTAAGTAGTCTAGTTACCATAGACGCAAACGGGTGCGAAAACATGTTCGTGCAAAATTCTAGACTATCTAGCATAGACATATCATCTCTGCAAACAATAACTGAAAATTTTGCGTGTAGATATATGTTATCTTCTTGCGGTGTTTTAACAAGCATAAATTTGTCTGCTTTAACGACTATTTCTGGAAGCAATGCTTGTGTGGGAATGTGCCAGGGTTGTTATGCACTTTCTGGCATAAATTTGTCTGCTTTAACGACTATTTCTGGAAGCAATGCTTGCTCACAGATGTTCTGGGGTAACACTAATTTAGTTGGTGTAGATTTGGGTTCTTTAACAACTGTTTCGGGTAACACTGCTTGTTCTAGTATGTTTGGTAACACTGGGTTAACGCATATTGATTTTAGTTCATTAACAATGATTACTGGGAGTGGGGCTTTTAACAGGACATTCACTTCTTGCACAAATTTAACAAGAGTGTCATTCTATGCTTTAACACCATCGTCTTTTGGAACATATACAAACCAGTTTAATAGTATGTTACAAGGTGTAACTGGTTGCACAGTTCATTTCCCAATGGCAATACAATCAACGATAGGCTCGTGGTCTGATGTAACAAATGGCTTTGGCGGGACAAATACCACTGTATTGTTTGATATTGTGACTAGTTTGACGGGCGCAGACACGAACACATATACCCGTTCGCAGAAAAACAGCACCGGTACAGCAACGGCTTGGGATAATGGCGGAACGCTGTATTACACAAGTGGAACGACAGAACCAGCGGTCAACGACACAATCTATTCTGACAGTGCGTGTACAACACCTGTTACGACTGTGGCATCAATAGCGTAAAGGAGTAAATCATGGCGACAAAACATCCAGGATTCAAAGCAGTACAAAAACAAATAGCACGCAAAGAAGGTGTCAGCATGAAAGCGGCAGGCGCAATCTTGGCTTCTTCAACTCGTAAGGCCAGTCCTGCTGCTAAAAGAGCAAACCCAAACCTGAAAAAAGTAAAATAGAAATTATCTTTTACATTATACCGATATATTGTAAAAGATAATTTACAAAACCAAAGGAGAAAACCATGCCATGTGGAAAAAAGAAAGGCGGAAAAAAATAAAAGGATCTTAAATGGAATACTTAATGGCAGCATCCGTCGGCCTGCAAGTAGTCAGTAGTTTCTTTGGCCACAAAAGCCAACAACGACAAAACGACATCGCAGCAGAAGCAAATCGTATGCAAGCAGACGAATTAGCAAGACAACGCAAGCTCGAAGTAGAAAGACAACGCAGAGAAAATGAAGAACTCATGAACAGTGTAGCAAACTTGACAAATACTTCGTTCGGTGGCGTTTCTTCCCCAACTATCGATTACGATAAATACGGCGACCTAGGATAAGGAGAAAAAACCTATGCAAATACAAGACATATTGAAAAAATATGACGACGCAATGAGCGAAAAAACCGTATGG